AAGTGTTACAAAGACGATTGATAAGTTTGAAGGTAGAGCTGTTGACAACAACTACACCGCGGTCTACTTTCCGGATGTGACAGTTACTGACGAAATAAATAATCGAGTTGTCCAGACGCCGCCCTCAGTTGCGGCGTTGGGGGCGATTGGTTTTAACGATAGAACACAGCAGGTGTGGTTCGCTCCAGCGGGATTCAACAGGGGTGCGCTAGATTTTGTGACCAATGTGGAGAACAGGCTTTCCGCAGCTAACAGAGATGATCTCTATGATGCAAAGATCAACCCAATCGCCACTTTTCCGAGATCCGGATTCGTGATTTTTGGGCAGAAAACACTGCAGGTCGCTCAAAGTGCGTTGGATCGAATTAATGTCAGAAGAATGATGCTTGATATCAAGCGTAGAATTGTTGGTATTGCTCAAAAACTCATTTTTGAGCAGAATAATGCTGCTACTAGAGCACGATTTGTGGGGCAGACGACGCAGGAATTGACGTTCGTACAGGCGCGCCAGGGAATTGATGCATTCAAGGTGATCTGCGATGGGACGAATAATCCGCAGTCTGAAATTGATCAGAATAGAATGAAGGGCACAATCCAAGTGGTGCCAACACGTGCAGTCGAGTTCATTTCGGTGGACTTCGTCATCACAAACAATGGTGTTAGCTTTGAGTAAGACAATAAGTAGAGAAAGGGGTAGGAGAAAAAATGGCAGAGCTTACATTTCCAGTTAGTCCAGGTGTAATCGCGAGGGAGATAGACCTCTCTGGACCAACGCAAATAACTCCATCCGGAGTTCCAGCGGGTGTTGTGGGCACTTCGGTTAGAGGTCCTGCTTTTGTGCCTGTCACAGTTGCGACTTTTCAGGACTTTATCTCGACGTTCGGTAATAGTGACGGTGAGAAGTTTGGCCCTATCGCAATGCGTGAGTGGCTGCGAAATTCCAGTGCCGGAACCTTTATAAGAGTTCTCGGAGCTGGAGACGGCAAGAAGAGAACTTCGACTGGAAACGATGCGGGCAAGGTCACAAATTCCGGTTTTGTTGTGGGACAACAGCTGCCCCAGTCGAACGGAAACATCGGCAGAAATGCGAAGGCTGGAGCAGCCACCGGTGCCTCCAACGGTGCCCTTGGCAGATCCTACTTTCTCGCGGCATTTATGTCTGAGAGTGTAGGTTCGACAATTTTCAGTGATGCGGGAATTCAGACTGTTGGGGCGAATATTGCGGCACCGATTTTGCGAGGTGTGATCATGGCGCCCTCGGGTGTCGTGTTAGCGCTGAGCTCCAACCTTGTCCGAACCCCCGAGGGTGGAGCTGGTAATATGACGCCAGCAGCGAATATAGTGTCTTATAACGGGTTCAGTGGTTCTAAAAATGCTGGCGCTAATATCGGTTCTGTCAACAAGGCAAATTCCAAGCAGGAGTTTGTGATGTTGCTTAACGGTCTCAAGAACAGCGCNACTCACAACAATATCATCACTGCGTCGTTCGATCCCGAGGTGGCAAACTATTTTGCTAATGTCTTAAACACTGATCCGACAAAGATTGAGAATGCAGGACACTATCTGTACACACACTACGACATGTATGCGAGTCTGACGGTTGTGACAGGCACCGGCGTGGTAGCCGCCGGCGGTTCAACGGCAAAGACTGGCTCGAATCTGGAACCTGTCGCGCTTTTGCTGACCTCTTCGCTTNCCAGAAATAAAGCNTCAGCAACTAGCACCACCACTATTGGAGTTCCAAACTTTGAGAACTTCGAGGACCGGTTCGAGTCTGCGTTCAGCCCGTTCGTCGTGTCGCAAGAATTTGGTGGATCGAACAAGAACCTTTTCAAGGTTACCACGCTGTCTGACGGTGTGATCGGTTCCGGCGAGTTCAAGATCACCATCGAGAACGTCGCAGCCTCCTCGAAGGCCAATTATAAGTACGGCTCTTTCGATCTGGTTGTGCGCAGATGGGGTGACAATGATCTCAATCCTGAGGTGGTAGAATCGTTCAGGGGCTTGAGCCTGGATCCGACTTCCGACAATTACGTCGCGAAGAGAATTGGTGACCAGCGCACTTACTTCGACTTTGATGCCAATGCGGGAAGCCAGAAGATCGTGGTCGAGGGAGACTATCCGAACGTGTCCAACTTTGTTCGCGTTACGCTGAGCAGCGAGCTCAAGAACGAGACACTGGACGAGACGGCGATACCGTGCGGGTTCAGAGGAATCCACCACCTGGTGACCTCCGGAACCTCGATAACCAACAACACCGCGGATTCGATCCTGACAGGAAGCTTTGGGCCGTTTTTATACGGGAACGGAGCAGCAATTGCTTGTGGCATCTCCACAGATCATCTGCGAAGTGTGGTTCAGCCGCCGGTTCCGTTGCGTGAGTCGATTTCGGTGGGTGTGACACCGAAAAAGAATGTGGAGGTCGCTTTCACTTGGGGCGTGCAGTTCGAGGTCAAGACAAACAAGGACGCGCCCAACAAGAACGAGAAGATTGATGCTTCTCTTCTCTCGTTCACTAAGTACTTTCCGAAGTTCTACACAACGAACCAAGATCCACTTGTTGGCGCCAACGAGGGCACAGCAGATGTTGGGGGATGCATTCTTGACGCTGATCGATTCAACAATAACTTCTTCTCGCTGGAGCGTGTACAGGTAATTACTGGATCGAACGATCGACCTGATCCGCAACAGTGGGCAGCGGCGGTCTACAGAAGAAGTGGCGTCCAGAGTGGCTCCATTCTCGATAGAGACGGCGATGTGTCCGACAAGACGCGACTTATCAATGCCTCTAAGGACCTGGCACACATACCGAGCCAGAAATATTTCAAGTTTACCTTCCCGCTCCAGGGAGGCTTCGACGGTACCAATATTTTCGACGCTGAGAAGTCTAAGATAAGTGATGTTGCAATCAGAAGAGAGATGGACGATTCCAGCAATCAGGGAGGTAAGAATGGCCCGACGGTTGCAGCCTACAGAAAGGCGACTGATGTGATGGAGGCCAAGCAGGATGTCGACATTCAGCTTCTCGCCATTCCCGGAATTCGACACCCGGCGGTCACTGACTATGCAGTCGAGTCTACCGAGCGAAGGTTTGACGCGCTCTATCTCATGGATATTGAGGAGAAGGACGAGCTCAATACCTACGTCACATCATCCAACGCGACCATCAGTGTCGCCAACACAGTGAACACTTTTGAGGGAAGAGCTATGGATTCTTCGTTCGCGGCGGCCTATTTCCCGGACGTTGTGATCACAGATTCCGCAACCAACACTAACGTGCAGGCGCCTCCGTCGGCGGTCGTGCTGGGAGCGTTCGCGCTCAATGATGCAATCGGATTTCCGTGGTTCGCACCGGCTGGGTTCACACGAGGCGCTCTTTCGGCCGNGNTCTATCCAAAGGTCGAGCTTCTGCAGACGAACCGGGACGAGCTCTATAGCGCAGACATCAATCCGATCATCGGAGACGTGGTCACCGAGAGCGGTGTGACAGTGTTTGGACAGAAGACTATGCTCGCGGCACAGAGCGCTTTGGACCGCGTCAATGTGAGACGCCTCCTAATCGACATCAGACGTCGAGTGAGAGACGTGGCCAGGACCTTCCTGTTCGAGCCTAATCAGGCTTCGACGATCGCGGCCTTCAATTCTCGAATCCAGCCCATTCTGGCCAGTGTTCAGTCGCAGGGCGGCCTAGACAGGTACAAGGTGCTGATCGACACTTCAACCACTACACAGGCGGACATTGAGAACAACACTATTCGAGGAAAGATTTTCCTACAGCCGACGCGTTCGGTTGAGTTCGTTTCGCTCGACTTTGTNGTGAGNAACAGNATCTAAGAGAAATTTGGAGAAANGCATACTTATGTGTGCACATTAGGAGACACAAATGGCAGAGACACTCGCAGTTACCGACATGCTTCCCAACAAGTTTGAGCCGAAGCGACAGTTTAGGTGGGTGCTGGCGATCGAGGGTATCGACGCCTTCCTCATGAAGACCGCAGCCCGGCCGAATATTTCGTTCGAGGAAATGGAAATTCCCTACATCAACCACAAGCGTTACATCGCGGGTAAGGGCACGTTTGAGACACTCACAGTCACGTTGCACGATCCGATCGCGCCCTCCGGCGCCCAGCAGGTGATGGAGTGGATCAGGACCCATTTCGAGTCG